TCCGGCGGCACGGACTACCAGATGCAGGACGTGTATTTCGATTTCCAGCGCGAGGTGATGGCGAACGCGCTGGACAACGCGCAGATTGCATTGACCGACGCGCAGAAGCAGCAGGCGCAAGTGAACACGCTGCTGGCGCTCACCGACGTGCTGGATGACGAAACGCTGCTGGAAAACATCTGCGACGTGCTGGAACTGGACTACAAGACGATTCGCGGGCGGACGAAATCAGACGACGGCGCGGCGGACGTGGTGCTGGCGGACGTTCCGGCGGAAGAGGATGACGCGGGGTGATGTGAATGCGCAAGAGCGAGAAGGAAGCCCTGCAAGCGATGCTGGATGATGAGCAGGAAACCATCAAGGCACTGGAAAAGGCATACCAGCGGGCGATTCGGCGCATCGACAACCACATTCGCATCCTCGAAAGCGACGAAATGACGCAATCGAAGATTTATCAGAAGCGTTATCAGGAGGCGATGAAAGCCCAAATCAACGCCGCGCTGGACGAACTGCACAAGAAAAGCAATCAGACCATCGAAGAATACCTGACGCGCAGCTACCAGCACGGCTACGTCGGCACAATGTACAGCCTGCACAAGCAGGGAATGCCGATTCTCGCCCCCTTTGACCAGCGTGCCGTCACCCGCGCCGTCCGCACGGACAGCAAGCTCAGCGGGCGGCTGTACGGTGAACTCGGCGTGGATATGCAGAAGCTGAAGAAGACCATCCGCCGGGAGATTTCCATCGGCATCTCCATCGGCAGCGACTACAACATGATTGCACGGCAGGTGCAGATTTCTTCCGGCATTCCGCTCAAACGCGCGAAAACCATCGTCCGCACCGAGGGACACCGCATTCAGCAGCAATCCGCTGACGACGCGCGCAACGCCGCCAAGGGGCAAGGCTGCCAAGTGGTCAAGCAGTGGGATGCCGTGCTGGATGGCAACACGCGCACGGATCACCGCGTACTGGACGGGCAAATCCGCGAAGTCGGCGAACCGTTCGAGATAGACGGCAAGAAAGCCGAATACCCCGGCGCATTCGGGCGACCGGGAGAGGACTGCAACTGCCGCTGCGTCGCGCTGACAAGGGCGAAGTGGGCGCTGGATGCGGACGAGTTGCAGACCATGAAGGACAGGGCGCAGTTTTTCGGGCTGGACAAGACGGAGGGGTTCAGGGAGTTCGAGGAGAAGTATCTGAAAGCGGAAAAGGTGTTGAATAAGCAGCGCAAAGGTGGTATAATTCAGATGGATTTGCAGTTCTTTGCAAATTCCGCCGAAAAAGATTTGCAGCGGCAAAAAACTTCTTCTATCCGAAAGTCATTGGAAACGTTTGACCAGCGGATTGTAGAGCATTGGCATAAGATTGAGCATCCCGAAGAGCATGTGCCAAATTGGGATGAAAGAGACCCGCGTGAGCAAGAAGGACTAAAAAAGCATTGGTATAAGGAAATCACTAATTTCCGTGAATCAAGGGCGCGCAGAATTGCAGAATTAAAGAGAAGAGGTGAATACGATGAATGAAAGTACATTGAAGTATATCCTTGCCCGCGTCATTGACAATGCCAATGAGACGATGAACGAGGCAAGGGAAAACCCCGATGATGCCTTCTACAAGGGGAAGCGCCTTGCGTATTACGAAGTGCTGGACACCATCAAGAACACGCTGCTGAATGAAGGAATCCCGCTGGATGATTTGGGGCTGAATGTGGAATTGGAGCGGAAATTCCTTTAATAGGGCGTGCGCTTTCGGAGAGGTGAAGTAGCGTGAAATATAAGGAATATGACATTCCGAACACCGAAGAAATTGAAAAATTTCGGAAGATGACGCAAGAAGAACGCGATGCACTTCTTAAAAAGCTGCTGGAAGAGGACAGAAAACAAGCCAGCGAAGGAGAAAAACGGTAGAAAGCACCCTGCCCCCTGCAAGGTGCTTTTTTGATACGTTGAAAGGAGTGCGTAAACGTGACCATGACCAGAGAAGAACGAATCCAGCAAATCAGGGACTGCGGGCAGACCATCACCGAAAAGGCAGAAAGCATCTACGGCGATTATGCCTGCCCGACGAACTTGCAGGTGGTCATTACCATGAAGGCAAATGAGTTGCCGAACATCACCGTGAATCGGGAGTTTTTCAGCGACATTATGGTGGGACATTGCGTGTGAATTGCGTGCAATTGCAACTTGCCGTCAACTTGCAAACGCTTGATTTTCCTGCGTTTGCTGGCTTTGGGGTCGGTAAAATTGCAACTTAACTTGGGACAAACTTAGGACAAACATCATCTTGCGAAAAGCAGCCGCACACCTCGTGCAGGCTGTTTTTTCATACAATAATTCCGAAAAGGAGTGGTATCATGGACATCTCTACCATGGGCACGGTGCTGGCGATTGTCGTCATCACCTACCTGATTGGCCTGCTCTGCAAGAGCGTCGGCGCCATCAAGGACGAACTGATTCCCGTCATTGTGGGCGCAGTCGGCGGCGTGCTGGGCATCGTGGGCATGTACGTCATCCCGGATTTTCCGGCGAAGGACGTGCTGAATGCGCTCGCGGTCGGCATCGTGTCGGGGCTCGCCTCGACGGGCGTGAATCAGGTGTATAAACAGCTCGGCAAAGCAGAAATTGACCCCGGTGGTGATTGACGATGGCATCAAAAACGGTCAGCGCGGCGGAGGTGGTCGCCCTCTTCCGCCGCGCGCTGGCGGAAAAGTGGGGGTACATCTGGGGCGGCACGGGGCAGATTCACACGCAGCGTGCGCAGGACAGCGCCACCCGCGCGCAGACGATACGCTACGGGCAGCAGTGGGTCGGGCGGCGCGTTGCGGACTGCTCCGGGCTGTTTTGGTGGGCGTATAAGCAGCTGGGCGGGTATATGTACCACGGCAGCAACACCATGTGGCGCAAGTACGCCGCCGCCAAGGGGTCATTGCATGGCGGCAAGCGCACCGACGGTCAGCCGCTCAAGCCCGGCACGGCGGTGTTCCTCACCAAGGGCAGCGATCGCCACCACGTCGGCTTGTACGTCGGCGAAGGCAAGGTCATCGAGGCAAAAGGCACGGCTTATGGCGTGGTCGAGAGCAAAATCACCCGCTGGAACGAGTGGGCGGAGCTGACCGGCACGTCTTACGCTGCTGATACGCCTGATTCGCCCGCTGACACGCCTGCCGCGCCCAACACGACCGAGAACCCGGCGGATGCACAGGGCGGCACAAGCCCCCTTCTCGTCCTCAGGAACGGCAGCAGAGGGACGCAAGTCAAAGTTCTGCAATACCTGCTGATTGACGCGGGATTCGACTGCGGCAAGGTGGACGGCATCGTCGGCAAGAACACCACCGCCGCCGTCAAGGCGTTCCAGACCGCACACAGTTTGACCGCGGACGGCATCGTCGGCGCGAAGACGTGGGCGGCGCTGCTCCAATAACGGCGATCAGGCGCACCTGACGCAAGAGCGGGTGCGCCTTTGCAATTCTGGTATACAACATCATTCTCTCGTCGGAGGCGACGTAAAACACCGACTGCCCACGGGATGCGACCCCGTAAATAAGCGTAGGGCGGTGGAAGGAGAAACACATGACGCTTGCAGAGATTCTCAAACAGAACGGCGTTGCGGAGGACACCATTCGCGCCATCCAGAACGACATGAAAACCGCCAAGCTCTTCACCACCGGCGAGGAGAACGCGGATATTCGCCTCGGAAAGCTCAAAGGAGAACACGAAAGCGTTCGCCAGCAGCTTGAAGCGGCGCAGCAGAAGATTGCCGCCCTCGAAGCCGACAAGGCAGAACACAGCGGCAGCCAAGAGAAGATGGACGAGATGCACAGGCAGCTTGAAGCGGCGCAGGCGGCCCTGCAAAAGAGCCGCATGGATGCTGCTATCCACATTGCCCTCATGCGCGGTGGCGCAAGCGACATCGACTACATGACGTGGGTACTCCAGCAAAAAGGGGACGCCCTGACGCTGGACGACAAGGGGAACATCGACGGATGGGAGAACACCCTTGCCAGTTTGAAGAAAAAGTACCCGAACCAGTTTGAAGCCAGCGGCAAGAAGAACATCATCGAGAACCGTCTGCCGGATCAGGAGGGACACGCGCCGCTCAGCCGGAGTGAGATTCTGAAGAAGCCATACGCAGAACGGCAGAAGATTTTCGAGGAAAACCCGGAAGCATTCCGCGCAGCGATGGCGGCGGAGAAATGACACCATTTTGTTGGCATCAACAAAAAGGGCACAGACCATTTTCGTGAGGTCACGAAAATGATAATGAGGAGGAAAAAATAAATGGCAGTTACCAAGCTGAACAACCTGATTAACCCCGAAGTAATGGGCGCGATGATTGGCGCGAAGATTGACGCGCAGCTGAAGCTGACCCCCTATGCGAAGGTGGACACGACGCTCGTCGGTGTTCCGGGCGACACGAAGACCGTGCCGAGCTGGAACTACATCGGCGACGCGGAGGACGTGGCGGAAGGCGCGGAAGTGGGGCTGACTACCCTGACGGCGTCCTCGACGACCTTCACCATCAAGAAGGCGATGAAGGCGGTGGGCATCACGCAGGAAGCCGTCAATTCCGGTCTGGGCAACCCGATTGCGCAGGCGGAAACCCAGCTCGCCAAGGCGATTGCGGGCAAGGTGGACAACGACGTGCTGGACGCGGTGTACACGGGCAAGAACGTCTACGCGGCTTCCACCCTCGCGGCAATTGCCTATGGCGGACTGGTGGACGCGATTGCCAAGTTCGAGGACGAAGAGGACGGCGTGGACAAGGTGCTGTTCATCCACCCGGCGCAGGAGGCGACGCTGCTCAAGGACAGCGACTTCCTGTCCGCGGACAAGTTCACGGCGGGCGTGGCGGTGAACGGCGCGATTGGCAAGATTGCGGGCGCGTGGGTGAAGAAGTCCAAGAAGGTTAAGCACATCGAGTATGAGAAGGCGTCTGACGGCACTTTCACCATTACCGACGAAAGCACCGCCGAAGACGCAAGCCACAAGAAGCTGTCCACCGTGCAGCCTCTTTGCGCCGCCGTGCTGAAGATTGGCGACACGGTGAACGCGGTTACGACGGCGAATCAGTACTACCTCTGCCCGATTATCAAGCTGGAGCCCGATTTCCCCGAAACCGAGTACACCGAGGACGAGCTGCCTGCCGTGACCATCTTCCTGAAGAAGGACATTCAGGTGGACGCGGAGTGGCTGCCGAAGAAGCAGCAGACCGACGTGACGGCGGCGAAATACTACGGCGTTGCGCTGACCAACAGCGCGAAGGTCGTGCTGGCGAAATTCAAGAAATAATCCGCGCAAGAAGGGAGGTGAACGCCGTGCTGATGACGATGGATGAACTGCGGACGCATCTGGAAACGGATGCGGATGACGCACTGCTGGCGGCGAAACTGCGCGGCTTTGAGCTGCTGATTCGCGCGTACACGAACAACAACTTCCAGCTCCGCGCCTGCCGCTGGACGGGGGACATTGTCGGGCGCACTTTCCTTGGGGATGCGCTCGTCCCCTTCTCGACGGGCGACACGGTGGAAGTCAGCTTCTCCCTGCTCAATAATGGGCTGTACACGGTCGAAAGCGCGGATGACCTCGCCTTTACGGTCGCAGAGCGCGGCTTGAAGGACGAAATCGACGTAACCGCGACGCTCGTCCGCTATCCCGACGACGTGAAGATGGGCGTCATCAACCTGCTGAAATGGGAGATGGAGAACCGCGATAAGGTCGGCGTGGCATCGGAGACGATTTCCCGCCACGCTGTCACCTACTTCGACCTGACGGGCGAAAACGCCGTCATGGGCTTCCCGCGCGCGCTGATGGGCTTCCTCACGCCGTACATCAAGGCGCGCTTCGGGCAGGGGGTGACGGCGACATGAAGGGCATCGGCGGCAACGTGACCGCGACGCTGCAAATCAGCGAAACGGAGACGAACGCCATCGGCGAACAGGTGCGCACATGGGCGGACTTGAAGACGCTGACCGGCTGGCTTGACCTGACCGGCGGCGACAGCAAGTATACCGTCTACAACGCCAAGGTGCAGGACAGCACACACGTCTTTGTGGCGGATTACACCAAGCTTCCGGCGGAGCTTGCGGCGGAGAACGGCCGCCTTGTCTGCCGGGGGAAGTGCTATGATGTGCTGCTGATTGATAACCCGATGGAGATGCAAAGCGGCTCACAGCTCGAAATCTACCTGAAATTCACGGGAGGAAGCACCCATGCCGATTGAATTTCGCGATTACAGCATTGAGGTCAGCGCGAAGATGAAGGACGCGGCGAAACGCTTCCTCATCGAGGCGGCGCACGAGGTGACAAGTCAGACCATCCGCACCACGTCGCCGAAGAAACAACAGCTTCGCGGCTCGTGGGGCAATTCCGTGGATGAAAACGCCATGACCGCGCAGATTGGCAGTCCGCTGGAAGAATCGTTCTGGAACGAGTTCGGCACGGGCAGTCACGCCATCCACGGCGACGGGCGCAAGGGCTGGTGGGTGTACATCGAAGGTCAGCCGCGCGGCGAAAAGAACTCCCGCGTGTACGACAGCCAGCAGGAGGCGGAGGAAGCCGTCGCATATCTCCGGAGCAAGGGACTGCCCGCCGTCGCCACCAACGGCGAGGACGCGCACCTGACCTTGCAGAAGGCATTCGCGGCGAAGAAGAACACCATCGTCCGCATGGCAGAGCAGATTCTGGGCGAGGAAATGACATGACGCAGGAAGCACTGACCATCCTCCGGGGTGCCATGGAGGACATGAAACTGCCCTACGCGCTGGGGCAGTACCGGGCGCATCCGCTGCCAGAGACGTATTTCGTCGGACAGTGGGCGGATTCGGAGAGCTTCACCGAGGACGGGCGCGAGGACAGCACCATGACCCTGCTGGGATACAGCCGTGCGGGGCTTGATGCGCTGATGACGGCGGCGCGGGCGATTCAGGCGCGATTCCCGGATTACGGCTGGACAGGGCTGACGTCCAGCGGGTCGGGCATCGCCATCGCCTTTGCGGGCGTAACGGCACTGACCGACATCGACGGCGCGACACGGCGCATCAGCATCAATCTGAACATCAAAGAATGGAGAGTGAACGAATAATGGCGAAGGAAGGCAGAAGCGGCGCAAGCAGCACCACGCCGAAGAACATCGTTTTTGGCGCGGGTACGATTCACAAGGGCTTGAAGTACACGGACGGCAAGTGGAATTTTGCCGAATCGCTCATCGGCGCGACGTCGGGCGGCTCGAAAGTCAGCATCACGCCGGAAATCACGAAGGTCGAAGTGGACGGCGTGTATGTGAACACGAAGGGGTTGGACGTCAAGACCGGCGGCAAGGCGGCGATGGACATCAACCTGATTGAGCTGACCGAGGACATCCTCAAAGCGGCGACGCTGGGCACAAGCGCGGCGGCGACCACCGACACGCGCTTTGACCTCATCGAGGACAAGGCGGACATTGCTGCGGGCGATTACTGGGATAACATCGCCTTTGTCGGCAAGACGATGGACGGGCGGAACATCATCGCGATTCTGGACAATGCGCTGTGTACGTCGGGCTTTGAGAGCGACCACAAGAGCAAGGAAGGCACGGTCGGGACGTACACGTTCGAGTGCTACGCCGAACTGGACAGCGACGGCGAGACGCTGCCGTGGCACATCTACTACCCGAACAGCACCTACACCACGCAGGCACAGACGGAAGCCAACGCCGCCGTGGTGACGCAGATGCCGGAAGCGAAGACCGCCGAAGCGACGGCGTAAGCAAGCCGCATAACCCATTGCAGCAATACAGACCAGCAGCATTTAGGGGGAACGCGAAGGTTTCCAAAGGGCGACCGCAAAGCCCTTTGGTCGCGCCCGCAGGCGCAAAACCCCTGCGAACAATCACAGACCGGGGAGAAGAGCCACGCGCTTTTCTCCCCTTTTTCGTAAACAAGGAGGAATCACGATGGAAAACGAAGCCTTGACCCTGCGCCGTCTGCGCGCGGACGACCTGTTCACGATGATGCGCATCCTCTCCAAAATCGGCGTGGAGGATTTGCGCGCCGCCCTGCCGGGGAAAACGACCATCCAGCGCGTCCGCGAGGGCAACGAGAGCGCCGAGACTGTCGGCGTGACCGTCGCGCTGACGATTGCAGACAAGCTGCTGTCGCGCCTGCCGGACTGCAAGAACGAGATTTACACCCTGCTGGCGGATGTGAGCGGCAAAACGCCCGCGGAAATCGCTGCGCTGGATATGGGCGTGTTTGCCGAAGCCGTGTTCGACCTGATGGCGAGCGAGGATTTCCGCGATTTTTTTACGCGGCTGATGAAGCGCTTGGGGCAGACGAAATAAAGCTTGTCGATATGCTCTTCCGGCGGTACAGCGACCCGATGCGCCTGCTGGACGGGATGCTGCGCCGCGGGCGGCTGTGCGACTTCATCCGGCAGTGCATTCGGATGTACAACGAGGAGACGGAGGAGAAGCTGCTGTGGGAGGTGTGGCTGCACCGGTGCTTCGACAAGGGCTTCGGCGAGTTTCTGGAGGAATACCGCACGTCTGCACCGATTGACGCGCCGGACATCACGCCGGAGGACATCCAGCACAGCAAGAATCTGCTCGACGGCTTTGTGCCGCCGGGAGAAAGGAGTGGAACGATATGAGCAGCATCTTTGAGCTGTTCGGCACGATTGCGCTGAACACCGGCGGTGCAGAGAAGCAGCTTGCCAAAATCAGCGCGGCGGGCAAGAAGGTCGGCAGTGTGCTGGGCAAAGGCTTCAAGGTCGCGGGCGAAGCGGCGCTGCAAATGGGCAAAGTCATCGGCGCGGGCGTTGCGGCGGGAACAACCGCGATGGGCAAGCTCGTTAGCAGCGCCATGAGCGCCTACGCCAGCTATGAGCAGCTGGAAGGCGGCGTGAAGAAGCTCTTCGGCGACGACGCGCAGAACCTCGTGATGGAATACGCGCGCAACGCCTACCGCACAGCGGGTCTGTCCGCCAACGAGTACATGGACACGGTGACGAGCTTCTCTGCGAGCCTGATTTCGTCGCTTGGCAAGGACACCGTCGCCGCCGCCGCGTATGCCGACCTTGCCATCACCGACATGGCGGACAACGCGAATACCTTCGGTACCAACATGGAGGATATTCAGAACGCGTATAAGGGGTTCAGCAAGCAGAACTACACGATGCTGGACAACTTGAAGCTCGGCTACGGCGGCACGCAGAAGGAAATGGAGCGGCTTTTGGCGGATGCGTCAAAGCTCTCCGGCGTGAAGTACGACATCAGCAACTTCTCGGACATCATCGCAGCCATCCACGTCATCCAGGATAATCAGGGCATCGCCGGAACAACGAAGGCAGAGGCGGAAAAGACCATTTCCGGCTCGGTCAACGCGGCGAAGGCGGCATGGCAAAACCTGCTCTCCGGGCTGGCGGACGGCAATCAGGACATTGATCAGCTCGTGAACAATCTGGCGGACAGCGTGATGAAAGCGGTGAACCGAATCGTCCCGCGCTTGCAGACGATGGCACCGCGCCTCGTGCAGGCGGTGCAGACGCTTGTCTCGACGCTTGCGCCACAGCTTCCGGGCATCATCAACAGCATCCTGCCGGGCATGGTGGAGGCGGCAACGACGCTCATTACCGGGCTGGCGGACGTGCTGCCGGACTTGCTGGGCAGCATCATCGACGTACTGCCCAACGTCGTCAAGCAAATCGGCGGGGCGCTCAAGAAGCTGTTTCCGTCGCTGCTGAAGACGTTCAAGAGCCTCATCGGCAAGATTGATTTCAAGGGGCTTGGACAAGCCATCGGCAGCGGGCTGAAATCCATCGTGACGAATCTACCGACGATTATGCAGGGCATCGGCAGCGCGATTAAGTGGGCGTGGGAGAATAGCGCCTATCCGCTGATTCAGGGCATTTTCAAGGGCGTGTTCGGCGTTGATTTGCCCGACTGGCCGGACGTGGCGAAGACCATCACGGATTCGTGGAATACCTTCGTGTCAACTGCCGGAGTATTCCTGCGGCTCGTGTTCGGGACAAGCGACGAAAAGCCGACGGAGGAGGAGCTTTCCAAGGCAAAAGAGAACGTTCAGAATTGGTGGAACGGGGTTGTGGAGGCGGTCGGCAACTTCTGCTGTATCGACTTTTTTGCCATCGGGCGGCAATTCAGCCAAATGCGCAAAGATGTGCAGACATGGTGGAACAATGTCATCAAAGGCTTGCACCTGACGGTCGGGTTCTCCTTCACAAGCAACGGGATAAAAAACACGCTTCAAGGCAGCCTCAGAGATATGCTTAACGACCGCACGAATGGCGTGAGCAACCTTGACGGCACGCCTGCCGACCAAGCTACCGTTGATATGGTGAACAAGTTGGGGCAGGAAAACCTGCGGAACAACACGAACGCATGGCTCACCTTGAACGGCGCAACGCCACTCGGTCAGCCAAAGTACTCCAACACCTACATCGGCGCACCATCCGCCCACGCTGACGGCGCAATCTTCTCCAAGCCGACGCTGTTCGACACGTCTTCCGGCTATCACCTCGTCGGCGAGGCCGGAGCCGAAGCCGTCGCGCCCATCGGCGTGCTGCAAGGGTACGTCAAAAGCGCGGTGGGTGAGGTCGTGGGCGCAAGCATGGAGCGCAAGCTCGACCAGATGCTTGTTGCCCTGCAAAACGGCTTCAGCGGCATGAATCAGCAGCAGATTGTGCTGGATACGGGCGTGCTTGTCGGCGCAACGGTGGGCAAGATGGACAAGCGTCTGGGGCGGATGGCGCTGCGAAAGGGGCGGAACGCATGATTTACGGGGTAACGCTGGGCGGCAAGCACACCTACCGCGATTGGGGCTTGCTGCCGAAAACGCGCCCGACCATCGCGCCGCCGAAGGTGCGCACAAACTATGTGGATGTGCCGGGGCTGGACGACGCGCTTGACCTGTCCGAAGCGCTGACCGGGCGCGTGGGCTATCAGACACGGGATTTCTCGGCGGAGTTCATCGTCATTGACGCGCGGAACCGCTGGGATGCGCTGTATTCCGAAATGCTGGACGCCCTGCACGGGCAGAGGGTCAAAATCATCCTCGATGAAGACCCCGGCTACGCCTACACCGGGCGCGTGACCATGAACGCGTTGGAGAGCGACCGCAAGACCGCCACCATCAGCCTGAAAGCCGTCTGCGACCCGTACAAGCTGGAAATCACGGGTTCGCTGGATGATTGGCTGTGGGACACCTTCAACTTTGAGACGGGCATCATCCGCGACTACAAGGCGCTGCCGGTGGATGGCACGCTGACGCTGACGATTCCCGGCACAAGGCGTCCGTGCATCCCGACCATCACGACCAGCACGGCGATGACGGCGGCATTCGGCAGCAAGGAGTACGCGCTGACGGCGGGCGACAACCGCATCAGCGGCATTTGCATCACCCAAGGGGACAACGTGCTGACCTTCGCCGGGAATGGCACGGTATCCATCGACTACCGAGGAGGGAGGCTGTAAATGTACACCATCTATACGGACGACGCATTGCTGTATTCTCCGGGGGACGAGGAACTTTCCGTTCTGTCCCCCGTGCTGGAAACGCAGTGCAACGCCGCCGGAACGCTCACGTTCGTGATGCTGCCGGAGCATCCGCTGTACAGCGCCCTGCACAAAATGCGGACGCGGATTGACGTCCGGCAGGATGACGAAATCATTTGGCGCGGGCGCGTGCTGGAAACGGAAAGCGATTTCTACCGCCAGAAGACTGTCACTTGCGAGGGGGAATTAACCTACTTGGTGGATAGCGTCCTGCATCCGTACAAATTGGCGGATTACGACAGCACGGCGGCAGGGCTGTTCCGCCTGTACCTGACGCGGCACAACGAGGCCGTCAGCGAGGCGCAGCAGTTCCAAATCGGCAACGTGGACATTGAGACGCTGTCCAGCGTAGAAAACACGGGCTACGGCAACACCTGGGACGAAATCAGCGACAACCTGATTGACATCCACGGCGGCTTCCTGCGCATCCGCCACGAAGACGGCGCACGCTATCTGGACTGGACGAAGGCGAGCGGCACATCGTGCGGGCAAGTCATCCGCTTTGGGGAGAATCTGCTGGACTTGTCCGAGTACGTCTCCGCGTCGGAGGTCGTGACGTGCCTGATTCCATACGCCGGGCAGGGTGACAGCAAAATCACCATCGCCAGCGTCAACGACGGCAAGGACTACATCGAGGACGCCGCCGGAATCGCCCTCTACGGGCGCATCTGGGGCGTGACGGAGTTCGACACGAAGGACGCGGCGAAGCTGCTGGAAATGGCGAAGGAGAACCTGCAAAAGCGGCTGGAAGAGAAAATCACCATCACCATCAGTGCGGTAGACCTGCACCTGCTGGATGTGGACGCGGAGGCGTTCCACGTCGGCGACAAGGTGCGCGTCGTCTCCCCGCCCCACGGCATCGATGCGGAATACACCTGCACGGCGATTTCCCTCGACCTCGTGAACCCTGACCAGTCCGAATACACATTCGGCACGCCGGAAACGGGCATGGCAAGCACCACCGCCGCGACCAGCAAAGCGGTGGAGGTCGTCGATTCGTCGGTGGAGTACCTGCGGCAGATTGTCAGCGACCAAAACACGCACCTGCTGCTGTTTGACGGCGTGATTGATGCCTACACGACGAAGGTGGACGACAACACGAAAGCCATCAACACCGTGCAGACGACGCTGGATGCCGTGAACGGCACGCTGTCCAGCTACGTCGAGACGGTGGATCAGCACACGCAGGACATTACAACCGTGCGCGCCGACCTCGACGGCATGAACGGCACGCTGACCGCCTATGCGGAGCGTCTGGGCGACGCGGAGAGCGAAATCACGCGCGTGCAGGTGACGCTGGACGGCATCAACGGGGAATTGACCTCGAAGGTCAGCAAGGGCGACCTGATTTCGACCATCAACCAGACGGCGGGAGAAGTCAAAATCAGCGCGAGCTGTATTAACCTTGAAGGGTATGTGACGACGAGCGAATTTGAAACCGTGAGCGGCTGGGCAGACAATTTTGAGGGCGACACCATCAACTGCGTCACACTCAGTGCGTTTAAGGTCAATTCAGATGACGGCGAATTTGGTGCTTTGTCTATCGGAGATGCGCACATCTCAGACTTGAAGCTGACAGGAACGGCAACCATCGGCAGCCTGACCGTCGCCAAAGCGGCGGCAAGCTGGCAGAAGCAAACGGTCGTGACGGGCATCAGCGACGCCCTGCGCGTCTCCAAAACGTCGCAGACCATCACCTACGCCACGCCGGAGGGCGGTGAAAACACCATCAACGTGCTGACGAACGTGCAGGTCTTCGCGGGCGGGCATTACAGCACGAAGGAAATCAGCTATCTTGGCGCGAGCGCGTCGGAATAAGGAGGGGGAAGCCTATGGAAACCATCACCATCAGCAAAAAAACCGTGCAAGCCGTCATTGATGCGCTGTCCACGGTGGAAACGCGCGGCGCAGGCAACCTGAACGCGCTGCTGGCGTGCATTCAGGTGCTGCAAAAGGCGGTGAATCAGCCGCAGGAGGCGAAAGCATGAGCGAAAGCACGAAGGACTTCCAGACGCTGCTGGACACCATCGCGTCGGGCGTGTATGGCAAGGACATCAGAGGGGCGATTCATGACGCGCTGGAAGCTATGAACCAGCGCATCGGCGAGGTCAAACCGCAGACGGGTGGAAAGCAAAAGACGGTCTATTGCTGGGGCGACAGCCTGACCCAAGGCGTCGGCGGCAACGTCAACGGCTGGCATCTCATCAGCTATCCGCAAGTGCTTTCCGAACGGTGCAATGCTGTCAACCTCGGCATCTTGTCTGACAACGTGCCGACAATCATGGCGCGGATGGGTGCGGACGCAATCGTCCTTCCAGCGTGTACAATTCCGGGCAGTTCAAGTGAAAGCGTCGTTGTTGGAAACACAACAGACGGGATGACGCTCGAAAGCGGCAGAATCGGAAAATTGCTCAAATACGGCGACTGCGGAATCAACCCCTGCTATGTAAACGATGTGCCGTGTGTGCTTTTCCGTGATTATGCAAAGGACACGTCTGATGGGCTGAGTATCCGGCTCAGGCGGCTCGACAATGGTCTGCCGGTGGTCGTATCCGCAGGAACGAAGCTCATTACCTATGGTGCGAAACACTACAAAGGAAACGGGATGCACATCTTCTGGATGGGCGCAAACGGCGGTTATGGTTCGGATGCGGAAGGCAAAAATCTTGATTTCAGCGACTACGTTGCGCAATTGCAGAAATGCGTCGATTACGTTGCCCCGGCGGATTATCTGATTATCTATGCGAGGGAACGTAAAGGCTATGCTGCTGACGAAGCGGCGGAAGTACAGGAGCTGAAGGAAACGTTTAAGGGGCATCTGATTGATTTGCTCCCCCAGCTGAACGATAGAGGACTGCTATACGGTGAAACAAACGTCTGGGACGGGACACTGGTAAAAGGTGTTCCCAAGACGTTGGATAGCGGCGACGGCTGCCATTACAGCTTCTACGGTTACATGGCAATCGGCAAGATTGTCTGGGAGTATGTCGCGCCGCGTCTGCTGAACGCATCCGAGGAAAGCGGCGGGACGGATACTCCTCCGACGGTTGAAAGTGACAGGATTGGCGAACTGGCTTATAAGCTGAAAGCGCCAAAAGTCCTCACAAATGGAAGCAAAGCAATCAATACCGGCTTCAAGCCGTTTGCCGAAGGTGCGGACACATGGACAATCGCAGTGAAATATGCCGACGGATTGACAGCCACTGACGCTTCGCAGTGGGGAACGCTGATGTTCTGTGAAGTGACAAGCAGCAAGACGCAACTGAAAGTCGCTACGCTTAATAGCAGCAAGCAGTTTCCAGAGTGCAATGTTATGTGTAACGCTGGCGGTTTCGGCATCAACGTCGAACAGATGGGTCTGGCCGTGTACAATAGCGGCTATCACACGTTTATCGTGACGAAAAACGGCGACGACTACACCTTCTACCTTGATAATAACAAGATTTACGGCAATAAGCTGACCTATCCGCAGGCAGAAACGGGCGACAAATTGCTGTATGTCGGCGGTTGGGAAAGCGGCTGGGGCATGGTAAGCGGGACGATTATGGACATCAGAATTTACAACAAGTGCATTGACGCTAATACCGTCAGTGAACTGAATGACATTTTCGCCGCATCATAAAAACATGGGGGGGACACGCATGAACCTTGACACCATCATCGTCGCTGCGTTTTCCCTGCTGGGCACGCTGGCAGGCAGCTACTTCGCCAACAGCAAGACAATCGCCCTGCTGTCCTACCGCTTGGAGCAGCTGGAGCGCAAGGTGGAGAAGCACAACTCCGTCGTCGAGCGGACGTTCCAGTTGGAGAACAATGTGCAGACCGCATTCAGCCGGATTGACGAGATTCGGGAAGCGCTGCACGAGCATCAGGAGACATAAGAAAAGCCGGGATTGCGGTGGAGGGAGAAATCCTCTGCGGCTGTCCCGGCTCTTTTTCTGATGTGGTTTTAGCACGGGTGTTTCACATTTGTTTAGGAATTACAGCGTAATATTAAAATTGCGTTGTAATTTCCGTTTATGCTGGACAGTCACTCTGGATAATGCTATAATGCAGGTGGGATGATAAAGAAGGAGGCGAGTTGTCTATGCAGTTAAGCAACTATAAGCAATGTCTTGTTGGAACGGTTCAGCTGTATAATTCAAAGCTGAAAGAGCACATTGGGGAAATGTTTGCCAAGAACAAGATTTCTTGCGACGGTGTGCAGCAAGTTGACATGTTCGACGCGCGTCCGGCCGTTAATGTGACTGACTTGAAGTTAGAAGAGCAGATTGCAAGATGTTTAACTGAAAGTGAAAAAGCAATCTGCCTCTTTGAAGATTGGGAATACGAAAAAGATTATCGCTATTCAGCCGTTTTCACAGCGGATGACTTTGAAACGGTTAAACATGCGGTGGAAGGTATTCCAACGCTGGAAGCCGAGCAAAACGAAAGCGAACGAACTGTCGGCTATGACGCACCTGAACCGCTTCCGGTGCGCCGTGAGCTGGAAGAACAGGTTATGCTGAAGTTCTGCTTCGTTTTTTCAGCTGTTCACCCGCAGAGCGGAGAAGAGATGCTTTTGAAATACCCGGTGCTTGTGGTGCTTCATCAGAAACATCAGCTGATTGAAATGCGCTTTGATGTGTTAAAGCAGTATTTCCAGACACAGCAAGGATTTTATTCAAAACTTGTTCAGAAGATACGGGCGTATCTCAAAGAAAAATTGGCAGTAGAATTGGTGCCTCTTGAAATGAACTTCATGAAAGAGACTGCCAACGATGAGGTAAAACTGATAGCAGAATACATGAATATGGCTTCGGGCGGCCGCGCCGTCTTAGAAGTCGGCGATAACGAGGAGTGGGTTCTGCCGTTTATCGGGGAATTGAAATCGCTGATTCAGGAGTATCATGCAGACCTCGAAAAAGTGCCTGCATTGGAGGATGCTTTGAATCAGTTCGTCTATGAAAAAAGTGAAATGTCCGAATTCCCGTGGATTGAACTGTTATGGCCGAACGAAATCAAGACAAGATCCGTGCGGGCCAAATTCACTTTCAACTATGGCAACAACGGGTTTGGTCTAATCCAGCATTACTATAACGCTGTTCTAATTGGAAGGGAGAGGATGGATCGTGTCATTGAACACATTAGCGCCAATAGACCGCGTGATTGCTAATTATGTAGACGACAAGACCTTGCGTACTTCCATAGAAGATTTTTTTCTGCACTATAAGAAGGGACAATGGCTCTATCCGGCCGTGTTAGTCCAGAAGTTCAGGTGTCCACTGGGCACCAGTTATCGGATTATGCACGACATGGAGAAAGAGGGCTTCTTGAAGTCTTATTATGAAATGGTGTGCCCTTGCTGCGGCTATTCAGCGCTGAAAGTGGAAGTCTTTAATCAAATTCCTGACCGCATTATCTGTGAACGCTGTGAAACGGAATTTTCTGCGATAGAAAATAGCCGAATTATTTTTCAGGTGATTCACGATGCCAGATAACATGGATTTGTACTCGATTCTTCGTGTATTTGCAAGTTTGGGCAGCTCCAAGTTGCGCAATGAAGCCATTTGCCGAATGACGGAAGAACAAATGAAAGAGTATTGCGAGCAGCTGGATTGTGTAAAAAGGCTTAACAGCAGTGGAGCAAGCGCAAAACAAAAAGGTGAAGCCTTGGAAACATTGGTACGAATGCTTCTCAAATATTCCGGAAATTTGTTCGATATTAGTCAAAACGTTCGGACAGGTACCAATGAAATTGACATTGTATGTGAGGCAACAACTATTGGACTATCTCTACAAGCGCTTAACTGGATTCCTAAGTATCCTTCATTCTTGGGTGAATGCAAAAACTACGGCAAGAAAGTAGGGGTTACTTACGTCGGAAAGTTCGCTTGCTTAATGCAGACGACTGCCTATCGTCTGGGTATTCTATTCTCTTATCATGGCGTTACAGGGAAAGGATGGAATGATGCACAGGGACTGATTCGCAAGTTCTATTTGAGCAAAGAAGATATAGAAAAACGGTTTATCCTCGTGGATTTTTCCATTCGCGAATTTGAGTTGATTACGCAGGGCATCACTTTTCTTGACATTCTGGACAGCAAAATCAAAGCGTTGCGACTTGATACGGACTTTTCAGCATTCCTAACCGCACATCCTGCGGCAGAGAAAATTGAGCATTGCCAATAGGCAGAAGAATCAGGCCGACATAAGAAAAGCCGGGATTGCGAAGGAGAATTTCCCCTTGCAGTCCTGGCTCTTTCTTACGCCTTCCAAGTGTACGCGCATTGCTGGCAGGTACACATCGTGACGGCGACGTTCTTCGTCTTGTAGCGCTTCGGGGCAAAAATCTTGACAATCAGCGCGGGTAGAAACAAGAACACCCACTTCACCGGCACCCACCACCAGCCGATGAAAAGCCACCAGAGGATATTATGGTGCTTTTGCTTGAGCTTCGTCTGGTTGATGACCTGTACGGACACGTTGGCGCTTTTGCACTTCGGGCAAATCATGGTGATTCCTTCTTTCTTCAAAGTGTAGGGGCGACAGCTGATATTATACACTGCAACATGCTTTTGCGCCATAGCAATTCTGGTATATAGTAAAAAATGCTTTTGGTTATGATTTGATTTGTTCTCCTCATTGCTTTTGCAATTGCGAGCAGAAATTTGCTTTTTTCGCTTGGTCTATCGTGGCAACCATTCCAAATAGATGACCGGCAATGATGTAAAAATGTTCGACTGCGGGGAGGAATGCTCCACGAGCCGAAATCCTTGGAGATGCAAGGGTTTCGGCTTTTTTTGTGCTGCTGTATACCCACACCGTACCCACAAACGCTTTCTTTTCCGTACCCACGAAAAACCGCTATGCGCTCAATTCTGCGTTTCTTACAGCGTGCCGATGAATTTCTCCATCTTGGCTGCTGCGTTTTGCGACATATGGTTGCTGACGTGTCCGTAGGTGTCGAGCGTGAAGGCGACGGTCGCGTGCCCAAGGGATAGGGAAAGCGTTTTGAAATCAATCTCACTTTGAATGGCAAGCGTGGCGTAGGTGTGGCGAATGTCGTGGAAGCGAACCTCCGGACGGTTGAGCCTGCTGACCAGTGCCTTGAAGTGGACATACAGTGTCTTGAAACGGATGAACATGCCGTTGTCACGAGTGAAAACCATGTCGTACACATTGTCCCATGATGAACCTGCGAGCAGACGCTGCCGGTTCTGCTTCTCTTTGGCTTGCCTCAATGCGTCCATCACGGATGGCGCGGGATGAATCGTGCGCTCTTTGTGGTTTTTCAGCGAAGTGAACATCATTTTGCCCTTGTCAGGCCCGGATGCAATGCGCACAAACTGACGGTACACACGGATAGTCCCCTTCGCAAAATCAATGCAATCCCACGTCAGACCAATCAGTTCGCTCTCCCGCAGACCTGTGAAGAAATCCACATAGTACATCAGATAGAACGGATCATCCTTGGCGATTGCCAGAAAGCGCCGTAGTTCTACATCGGAGAGTGTGTGCATCTCGGTTTTTTCCAGCACGGGGAGTTCGCAATCCTCGGACACGTTCTTACGAACCATGTCCAAACTTTGCGCCTTGGCAAGCATCCCATGCACCAGTCCGTGGATGTTGCGGATGCTCTTGGGCGACAAGCCGTTCTGCTGCGCTTTTGCATAGGTGCGCTGAATGTGCAGCGTCGTGAGATCTTTCAGCTTGATGTGACCGATGTACGGCACGACGTGCATACGGAAATCGCTCTCGTAGTTGTCCATTGTCGAATGACGAACTTTCCCTTCCTTGAAGGTTTTGAGCCATTCCCAGCCCCATTCCTCCAAGGTCAGGTCGGTTCGCTCAATGCAAATGCCCTGCTCAATTTCTGTCATGCGGGCGGCTAACTTCGCTTTTGCCTCGGCTTTTGTCTGCCCATACACGGCGCACTGCTTGCCGTTCAGACGATAACGACCTTCCCATAGACCATTCTTGCGCTGGCGAATGTTTGTTGTTTTTGCCATATTTCCTCCTGCCTCAATCCGACTCAGAAGGAGTACAGGAGTACGCATCGTGTTGCAGTTGTCAAGGTACACACTGCTATTTTACGCCTCCTGCGCGGGAAATGCGAGATGAATTGGATGCTGTATCGATGTTTTTCGTGCTTCATATATTTATTAGGTGGGGCATAGCTTCGACGAAGCGTTCTGATTCAGCCATTCTTGAAGCATGGCGCGGTTGATGAGCAGTTGCCGACCAATCCGGAAAGACGGGAAATCCTTCTGGTCAGCCAACTGATAGGCGGTGTTGCGACTGATGTTGAGTTCTTCCGCAAGCTCCTTGACCGTCAAGGTCATCTTGCGATTGCTCTGATTGGGTTCGAGGGCGTGCTGACAGGTTTCGCCGAACAGCGTGAGGTTCATTTTCATCATATATAATAGCTCCTTGGTGCATGTATGTGAAAATAATTCGGACTTTGGAAGAGTGGAACATGGAACTGGAACAGAGGGCGACAAATGCTGAATAGGCGATATGCCTCTCCTTTCCAATGCACTTCTTTTTATGATGATATTTGTTCCATTGTTCCATGTGACTGGAATGCGGGATGGGACGAGAGTTTGCCGACGCTATACTTGGTTTGTTCTGGGTCGCAGTCACGCACCTCTGCTGTCTCCGGGTTAATGCGGATTGGCAAGAAACGCCGATTTCCGCTGCGGTCATGGGGCAGAAAATCCAGCTTGTTGGAAGTGCCTGCAAAGACACACTGTCGTGGTCTATCTGCCGGAAACTTGTCATAAGGCACTTTGTAAGTATCTTTCTGGCGGCTGAGAAAAGATTTGATTTCTTCCACGTTCTTGGCATTGCCCGTGGCCATCATCTCACTCATCTCGATAATCCAATGCCCCATTATCCGACGATAGACGTTTTCATCGTCGAGCTTTCGCAAATCATCTGAAAACCACTCGTCATTCCCTGCAAGAAAACGGAAGAAGCTGGACTTGCCAGCGCCTTGTCCACCGGTGAGGCAAAGCATCATATCGAACTTGCACCCCGGCTGAAAGATGCGCGTCACAGCGCCCAACATGAATAAACGCAGCAGCTCTTCATTCAGGTCGCAGATTTCCGCACCGAGAAAGTGATGCAGCGCAAATCGAACGCGGGGCGTTCTGTCCCAATCAAGATGATTCAGATATTCCCGCACAGGATGATAGCTGTTGCTGTTGGCTACTATCCGCAAGGCAGTGAGGATTTTCTTCTCGGACGTGATGCTGTAATGATTCTCAAAAAGCAACTCGATGAAGGCTAAATCGTCGTCAGTGAAGCAGCTGCCCGCCCGATGCCACGGCATATCACCGACAATGACCATGCAGCCGGTGAACAGGTCTTTGCGGATAACACCCATCAGCACGGGATCGTTTTCCAGAATCAAGACGCAATTTTCGACGGAACAAGTGATGCTGCCATCCTTGCTGTGTGCAAGACGTGCACGGAGAATAGCTCGTTGCTGAGAAAGCAATGCCTCATTTTCCGCGCTTTTTCCAGCGCGTGCGCCTGTGACTGCTGTAAAGTTACGTTGCAAGGTTACGAACCTCCTTTATGTTTGGATGATGAAGAAATACATCTCCACTATAACTGGTAAAAAGTTTGACGTTTTTTACGCGATTTGCAAAGATTCCAGAAAAATTTTTGATGAAGCGGATTGAAATCATTTCATCCTGAATCGTTGGGCGCTTGGTGGAAACATAGCAGCAAGTATGAGCATGTCATTCTTGATAGCAACCTCCTTTCCGTTCTTGCGAAGGGAAATTTATATCCTTCTTCACTCTTGAACTGTAAAGAAAAGACCGTTTTGCGACACGATTTGAAGCGGATTGCAAAATTTTTTTCTGGAACTGCTGAAAACAAGAAATCTGGGGAGTGCTACAGCGCTAATTCATCACATTCCTAAGCTGAATATGACAGCATCAACAGGGATTCTAAATTTGGGCATACGAAAACCCTGCTTGCTAATTTTCTTCTCCGTGGTGGAAGAAGAAGTAGCAAGCAGGGTCATTTTGCTAAAAATGACAGTTTGCTTGTTGGAAACACATTTCCCAAACCCAATGAATGCAGCGCAGGCGCTGCGTTTGTTAGACACACAATCGTATAACCAATAATTAGCGTGCTTCTCCTCCGCACTATTTCCCTCCAACCTATCGTAATTTCTAACCAGATGTGCTATAATAATTCGTGAATTTGCTTCATCAGGTTGCTTGCAGTTCAGTGGCTTTTCGGCTGAATGGCGGATGGATGGGTGTGGCAGGTTTCTCTATAAGTGCGGATGGCAGCAGAAGGGATGTATCGCCAGCTGCACTTTCCAACACAGTAGGCGGGAGGTAGCGAAATGCCGCAGCAGAATATGCAGGAGCTTGCACACGCGCTGTTTCAGTATATCAAGGAGGTCTGCCAGCTGACGCAGAAGGAGATATTCGATGTTGATAAGCAGCCCGCATGGGTATTACTGAGTCAGCTGGATGACCCTGCGTGCGTGAAACTGAACAGCCGTGATACAGTGGATGACGAAACAGTCAATAATGATGGGAAACTGTTCTCGTTCCGCAAGCCTGAATTTACAGTATGCCCGGCACCAGATGCGTCGCTCCTCCGTTGGCTGCAGCCGGGTTGGGAGAATTATCGGAAACAGCCCGAGTACAAGGAATCTATATTACCGCCGCAGGAAGAAGCAACTGAATCTGAAAGTGAAGTGCCAGAGGAAGTCGAAGAAAAAGATGCGGGGCAATTGGCGCCGCAGCCGGAATTTTTCAAGGATGATCCGGCGCGCGTAGCCCTGTATAAAAGCTGGCTTGAAACTCGCAACGCTTGGGTGGAACGCGAAAAGCATACGGAGCGGCTTCGCGATACGTTCACTGACCTGTATACCATGAATCATGAGTACAGCCAGCAACCGGATGCGCTGGAAATTGTCATCGGGAATGGTCTGCTGACGGACAAGGAAAACAAGGAGATTCACCATCCGCTGTTTTTCAAGCGGGTGCAATTTACGCTGGATGCTGTGAACAACACGCTCGAACTGTACGATACAGATGAACCGCCGCAGATGTATTTGAGCATGTTTTCTGATATGGAGGGCGTCAATGTTGACATCGTTCGTCCGCTTGAACAGAAAGCAATCGAAGAGAATATTCATCCTTTGGATCATCATGAATGTGGTGATTTTCTGCGTTCGGTTACGCACCTTCTGCACGCCAGTAACTGCTATCTGAATGAAAATGAGCAAACCGCACATGGCGATGAGAGGATTGTTGTGCGCTGGGAACCTTATATTATCTTGCGGAAAAAGCCGAATGGCACCATCAAGGTGCTGGAAACCATTTTGACAGATGTGGATCAGGGGGCGCCTGTACCGCCAACAGTAGCGGGCATTTTGGGCGGCACCGAAAAAGAAACAAAGGAGAATGCAGAAGAAGCGGAAAACGACGCACCTTCTGATGAGTTTGAAGCACATGACCTTCCGCTGGAGGATGAAGAGATTCTGCTGCCGAAGCCTGCAAACCGAGAACAGATGGGGATTGTTCGCAAAATTGAGCATTCATCCACCGTCTTGGTGCAGGGTCCTCCCGGAACAGGCAAAACGCATACTATTGCCAACTTGCTGGGGCATTTCCTTGCGCAAGGGAAAACGGTACTGGTAACCAGTCAAACGTCAAAGGCACTGATGGTGCTGAAAGACAAAGTGCCGAAAGAGTTGCAGCCGCTGTGTGTAGCAGCTATGGGCGACAATCAGGCGGATATGCAGCGCTCCATTGACAGCATCATTGAACATACCACAACGTGCAACTATGCGTCGCAGCGCAGAGCGGCCGAGCAGTTGAAAGCAAGCCGCCATCAGACGCTGACGGAGCTGACGGAAGCGCGCAAGCTGGTGTATGCCATCCGCCACAAGGAATTTGAGCCGATTGTCTATGACGGCGACAGCTGGTCAACAGCAAAAGCGGCGGACTATGTGGCACAGCATGAAAGCCTGCTGGCACTGATTCCCGCCCCGGTCAAGGAGGGCGCACCTTTCCCGCTTGCGCCGGATGAACTGCAATGGCTTTACGCAAGCAATGAGCAGCTGACGGCGCAGGAAGAGCGCGAGCTGGCTGTCGGACTTCCATCTGAAAACGAGCTGATGGATACGGAGCAGTTTGCCGAGGGCTTGGAGTTGCAGCAGAACTTGAATCTTCAGCTGCAAAATATCAATGCCGGCGGCAAGGTCAAGCTGGTGTGGAGGGCGAATCGGTATGCAGTGGTCAATCAGTTGACAGACCAGATTTATGCGCAGAAGGGCGATGCTGCGGCGGAAACTGCGCTTCGGGATGCGCTGACAGTCTACACTGAAAATGCTATTCCTGCGTGGGCAACGTTTGCAATAGCGGATGGTGCGGAGGATGGGCTTGCCAGAAAACGCTGGGAACAGCTGATCAGTCTAATTGATGAAACGTACACGAAAGCGCAGCCTGTGCTGGAGGGGCAGCTGACAAAGCCCGTCAAGATTCTTGCAGGTACTTATGAAACCCTCACGGCGCCTTTCTCGGAACTTCTGACAGATGCGCAGAAGCATGGGCAGGTCAAGAAAGGTCTGTTTATGGCGAAGGAGAAGAAAAATGCGCTGGATGCAGTGACGATTGCTGACAAAACGCCGACAACCCTTGATGATATGCAAAGGGTAACGGCATTTTTTGAGGTGCAATCGCTACGCGAGAGGCTGGGGCTGTTGTGGGACAGCCTGATTGCTACACATGGAATGCGGCGCTTTGCAGACCTCGGCAATGAACCGGAGCGCATTTGCCATCAGCAGCTTCAAACCATTGAATTCTGGGTCAATTGGTATCGAAAAGGCAGAATTGATTTGTGTAATTTGGCATCCAAGGCGGGGCTGGGGGACGCGCTGATCCAGCCAGTCCATAGCTTGGCAATGATGACGGATGAGAAAGCTGCTGCCGCGCTCCGTCATATTACGAATCTGATGCGCCCTGCTGTGTACCTGCTCCATTTGGTCAACGCGCTGTATTCGTTTACGCATAGCAGGGAAAATACGCTGGAGCTGCTGAAAAATTGCAGTGATTCGGTGATATGCGCTGATTTGCAAGTGGCGATTGAAGCGGAATCGGCAGAGCAATATGAGGCAGCGCTCAATCAGCTGTCTGCAATTCAGGAAAAAGAGGAGGTGCAGCGCAAGCGCACGCTATTGCTGGACAAAATCAGCGAATGCGCGCCTGCGTGGGCGAACAGTATCCGCAATCGGACGGGTGAGCACGGAAACGCTTCTGTACCGGAGAATATCATAGAGGCATGGAAGGTTCATCAGTTGTCTATGCTGGTAGATGAAATCATCAACACCCCCTTGCGGGATGCGGAAAAGCGGGTGACGGATCTGACCGCCAAGTTCCGGAAGGAAACCGAAAAACTGGCCAGCGCGCAGGCATGGCTGCACTTGCAGTATCGAATTGACCGGAATCCGCAGATGCGCCAGATCCTCAACGGCTGGAAGATGACGGTGACCAAAATCGGCAAAGGCACCGGGAAGAATGCGCCTGCTCTCCGCGAAGAGGCGCGCAAGCTGATGATACAATGTCAAGCGGCAGTTCCTGCATGGATTATGCCGGTATCCAACGTAATGAACTCCGTTGATCCTGCCGAAACGAAATACGACATCGTCATTGTGGATGAGGCGAGCCAGTCTGACATAACTGCTGCGGCGATTTTGTATATGGGCAAGAAAATCATTGTTGTTGGCGACGATGAACAGGTGAGCCCGATGGCGGTCGGCATTGATGACAGCAAAATTCAGAATCTGATGACGATGTTCATCAAAGGAAAAATCCCAAATGCCCACCTGTGGGATGCCAAGATGTCCTTATACGATATTGCGGAGCTGAATTACCGTCCCCTGATGCTGCGAGAGCATTTCCGCTGTGTGCCGGATATTATCGGATACTGCAACATGCTTTCCTACGAAGGCAAAATCAAGCCGCTGCGCGAAGCAGGCAGTTCGCCCTTCAAGACGGCGATGGTTTCATATCGCGTCAAGGGGACGAGAAGGGGACGCAATAAGATAAACGAAGAAGAAGCAGCGGCAGTGGTTGCATTGATACAGGCTTGCTTGGAGCAGCCGGAATATGCAAACAAATCGTTTGGTGTCATTTCCTTGCTGGGGGATGATCAGACGAAGCTGATTGAGCGGAAACTGTATGATGCCATTCCCATTGCGGAATACGAGAAGCACCATATCCTATGCGGAAATGCTTCTAACTTCCAAGGCGATGAACGGGATGTCATTTTCTTGTCAATGGTGGACAGCAATAATGGCACAGGTCCGCTGTCCATGGCGTCTGGCGAGGGACAAGGTTCTAATGGCAAGGCAATGAAGCAGCGCTATAATGTTGCCGTCAGTCGTGCAAAAGACCAGCTGTGGGTTGTTCATTCCCTTGACTACACCGCTGATTTGAAGCCCGGCGATATGCGCAGACGGCTGCTGGAGTATGTGACGAATCTGGGGACGGTGGCAGCGAAAGCAAGCGAGATTGAGGAGGCGTCGGATTCGCCCTTTGAAGCAGCGGTGGCGAAGGCGCTTGTGGGGAAAGGGTATCACATCGTCCAGCAGTGGCAGGTTGGCGCGTACTACATTGATATGATTGCGATTTGCGGGAAGAAGCGAATTGCCATCGAATGCGACGGCGAACGCTGGCACAGCGGCGATAAGATTCGGGAGGATATGGAACGGCAAGCTATTCTGGAACGCCTTGGATGGCGATTTATCCGTATCCGCGGCAGCGAATATTATCGGAATCCTGCGCAGACGATTGAACGTGTGGTCAGTGAACTGATTGCAGCGGGAATCCAGCCGGAAGCGTCGGACATTGCCGGCGGAAGCCGTGAGAAGGACGCCTTGCTGGAAAAGGTGAAAATGCGCGCGGGGCAGTTGCTGTGCGAAGATGATTCAGAAATTATGCACGAAGATACTGCACCGCAAGTGAAAATAGAATTACAGCCTCAGCAGGAGCCGCCAGTGCAGGCAGAACAACCGAGCGAAAGACAAGCGGAGCAGATTACAATGCCTTTTGAGCTGGTTGACCTGCCTCCGATAAAGGAAAAAGAGCCGGAAAAGCCGAAAGAGAGCGGGGAAGAGCAGCTTGTTATGCCCTTGCCGGAAGATGATTTGCTTGCTGCGCTTGCAGAAAGAGGGCTCTGCTATTTGGACAACCGCAAATCATCGGGCTTGCTATGGGTTTACTATGATTCCGGAAAAGTCGAGCAGCTCATTGAGCTGCGCAACAAGTTTGGCTTTCAATCCAAATTGGAGAAGCGCGGCGCAAAGGCAACTGGTAATCAAACGGCATGGTGCATAACATGGAAGAAATGAGGTGCAAATATGAAGAACGAGCGGGAAATTAAGTACGAAATCGTCAATGAAATCGGTGTGATTTCGGAGGAAGGTCAGTGGCGGCTTGAACTCAATCGAGTCAGCTGGAACGGGAGAGAACCCAAATACGACCTGCGGAAATGGACGCTCAACCACGAGAAGATGGGCAAAGGTGTTACGCTTACGGATGACGAACTGGTGAAACTCTGCGACATTTTAGCACAGGGAAAAGCATTCTTGGCGGAAGAGAACGAGTAAGAAGCACGGATGTTTTCAGCGGCCGGCAATCAGCGCTGACCGCTGAAAATTTCCGCCTCCTTCCCCACATGTTAAAATCGCCCCATAGAGCTGTTAAAAAAGCAGCTTTTTATTTTGTCAAAAAAAAGAGATAATAGAAGTATCAACTGGCTGGATAACGACCGGATACGGCAGGGTTTGAGCGCGAGCGCCTCTTTTCTTATCTCTGGCAGTGTAGTCATTCATGACCTGTTTCAGTGCAGCCGCAATGCCGACGTAAGAAGGATGATGCGTCCTTCTGGAAATGCCAATTCAGCGAATAAGACATTTTCATCATATTTCTGCGCTGACCTCTACAAGCGTACTGCTATCTGTGCTATAATAAGGATGCCGCAGCCTGTGTGGTGCAGGCTGCCCTTTTGCCTTACTCCGAGGGCGAAAGGTTGGCATGTTAAAATGAAATGGTATCGATTTCGTATTGGAAGCTGTTCGCTTGCTGTATCGAAACTTGTTGGTGTAAAAGGAGAGTTATCATGGAGACTGTTGCAAAGAAATCTCTTTTGCTTGGCAATGGAATCAATATTAATTTTGGTGGCGATGCTTATAGCAATGCCTATATCATAAAACGAATTCTGTTTAATGCGCGTGCGAACAAATATGATTTACTTTTTGACGGCAAAGTAAGTGGGGATGAAATTGCAAGTATTTTTGTTGAATTGGCTACTTGGGCAAATGATATCTCTGCTGGAAAATATGATGCGATAATACCAAGCGAGGAAAAAATTACTCTTGAAGATTTCAAAAAACGATACAACTGGCGACTTTCTCATTATTATCAAGTTGGACTGGAAGATTGGTTCTTTATTCTCCATGTTTACTTTCTGCAGAATGACGATATCGCTGATAACTGGCCTTCAGCCAAGCAAGGTTTTGAAAGAATGATGCTTGATGCAATCTACAACGATGGTGATATTCAAAATCTCTATAAAAACATGGGGAAAGAGGCAAAGAAATGGCTGCAACAGTTTGATAGCATTTTTACGCTCAATTATGATAATAATGTGGAGGAATTAATAAAACGTCCTGTTTTTCATTTGCACGGAGATTTTCGGACATTAGCGAATAGTGAAAATCCGCAAACGCTGATGGGGTATATAAGAAGGGTTAATGGAGAAAATATTGATATTCCGAAACAATTTGAACATTGTTTTTGTAACGCCCTTTTTGACTATGCAGGAGAGTACAAGTATAAGATTGCTGATGCGTTTGAAAAAGGAGGTGAAGAGCTTCAGTATTTAGCGCAGAGCGATATTCCATCCGAACTTTTCTCTGCTTCAATAGAAGAGCTAATGAGGGTACATAGAGAACATCCTGAACTCGCTTTTGGCAGCAATTATCATCTTACAGAGTTTGGAAAATTGGCGGGTGAACTTCATATTGTTGGAATGTCACCTAATAATGATTCGCATATATTTAAGTTGATTGATAAAAGCGATATTGAAAGAGTTATATTTTATTATTACTCAGAGGGAGAAACGAAAAAAGGACTTTCCGTCCATCAAGAAGTAGAATATAAGAGTGTCCAAGAACTTTGGAAACAGTTAAAAGCGTTACCCCAAAAGTATAGCTGCAATTATCACATTCCGAAGTCAGACAAAGTAAAAACATTTTTGGCAGTGTTCAATCAACTGTCCGGCGATAAAGTTCCTGAAGCTGAGATAATAAAAAATAGTAGAATTTTTCTCTCTGCCGCAAGATGATTTTAGGTTGGTTGGGGGATTAGAAAACGCCGGAAACCCGCATAAACTCTATGTTTTTGCGTGTTCTCGGCGTTTCTTTTATTGCCTGTATTAGTGGTGCTTTTTCGGTAAATGGTGCCCAAATGGTGCCCAAATCCCACGCGGGGCTATAAAACGATATAAGAAGCGGTAAAGAGATACAGCGGTTAAAGCTCTAAATCGCTGCTCTTTTTCTTTGCCGCGCTCTTTGCTTTCTTCGGCTCGGCTTTCTCTGCCTTTGCCGGGTCAGCCTGTTTGACCGCCCCATGATAAGCGTCTAAGACTTCCTTTTTTCGTTCAAGCCGCACGTCCACATATCGGGCGGTAACAGCTTCAAAGTTCATAGACAGCCCAAGCGATACGCCGATACCCGCAAGCGTATGTCCTAACACTTCGCCTACAGTGTAGAAGTCGCCCGTCAGTTGGTGCATATTCGTAGCCGCCGTATGGCGTAAATCGTGAAAGCGGATATGCGGCATATTCAAATCTTCAAGCAGCTTTCCAAACTGGGAAGATACCCACGACGCGGAGATAGGGGAACCGTCCGGCTTCGCTACAACAAGGTCATTGTCATAGTATGGCTTTCCGTCTTTTTCTGCCTGTTCGCGCTGCGCTTCCTGCATAGCAAACTGTTTGAGGAAGAACGGGCGGGCAAGCTCTGTGATAGGCAGCTTTCGCCCGTTGGATTTCGGCGGTGCCATTTCCTCAATGACTTTTGTTTTCGGCGGCACCTTAAAGGGTAGCTGCTCGGAAACGTCAAAGGTGTTGTTTTCCAAATCCACATTACGCCAGCGCAAGCCCAGGATTTCAGAACGGCGCATACCGTAAAGCCCGCCTAAGATAACGGGCATTTCCCAAACGGTACCCTCGACGCGCTGCATAAGGGCTTTTACCTGTTCCGGCGTATAAGGGTCGGGGGTCTTGTCGCTCTTTCCAAACTTCGTAAGCGTGTCCTTTGCTGCGTTTGTTTCGATATAGCGGTATTTCCGGGCATGGCTCAACGCCACGCTCAAAACACGCTTTGCCCCGGCTGCGGTGGACGGTTTCAAGCCTTTGTCAATAATCTGCTGAAACATTTTGTCTACCATAGCGGGGGTAAGCTGATTAAGGGCAACGCCGCCGATATAGGGATTGATATAGTTTGCAATCGCCTTTTTGTACCCGTCGTAAGTAGAGGGGCGCAAGTTCACTCTTGCATAGCTTTCTACCCATTCATTCAGATAGCTTGCAACGGTCTGTTTCCGCTGTGAAGCGATAGACGCAATCTGTCCCGGATTATGGAGCTTTGCTTTCATCTCTGCTTCATGCTGTGTCGCTTCCTTTTTTGTTGGAAAGCCCTTTTTTGAATAGGTTTTCTTTTCCCCATTCGGGGCGGTGTACTTTATATTCACGTCGTAAACTGTACCCGGCCGCCCGGTCAGTACGCCGTTGCTGTCGCGCTTATTCTTAACCTGCCTTGTTGATATAGCCATAGCTTAACCTCCCTGTCGTGCCGGGGGCTTCGCTGTCGTCTTTGCCCTATGATACCAGTCCCAGATTGCAGCGTCAGCTATCAAACGGCGGTTTCCATTCTGTATATATTCAAGCTCGCCGCTATCCATAAGCTCACGCAGCTTATTTTCCCCGATACCGCTAATCTTGCTCATTTGCTCAACAGTCTTTAACATAGGGAATA